AGCGGCAAGGATTGCGGCACAGAGTTGGTTGGCAGATTGGGTAGAGAAGACAGGTGGCAACCAGTATGGTGAGCCAATGTACTGTGGCTTTGCCAGCACAAAGATATATGGTGTAAAGGGTAACACTAAACTGGGCAAGGCATTCAAAGCGGCGGGCATTGAGAAAGACTACAGTGGTGCATATAGCATTTGGAACCCTTCAGGACATGCAGGACAGAGCATGGATGTTAAGGAAGTGGGTGCTCAAGCATGTGCCCAAGTGTTTAAGAACTATGGCTTTACTGCTTACATGGACAGCAGAGCAGACTAACTGTTCTACAGTTTGCCCAAGCGGCAAGTGGCGCGACACCACAGCAGGTCGCAGAAGGGAGCAGAGATGCTCCTTTCTTTTTGGCGAGAGAAAAAGAAAAAATCAAAAATAATTTTGGCGAGGGGTATGCTTTTTAAACCCATGGTGGTGTAGAATCACCTGGCATCGAAAAATCTGTCTTTTTAATTTTTATTTGCAAATTTTCTACGCATATATAACCAGGTCTCCAAAACTATAAATATTCGCTGTTATGAAACAGTTACTCAAACAGTATGCGTGGATATTAAGTGTATGCAGTGCTATAATCCTGCTACTGTTACTTACAGCCTGCAATCAACCCCTCCCTACACTACACGAAAACATCCAAAACGACACTACACAAGAGTCTAACAGTATACAAGAATCCGAATCAAACATACCCAATTTCAACGGTATAGCACACGCATTGGGTTGTGTGTTTGCTCCTGATAGTTGTAACAAGTAACGATCCCCATCTAAAAACGTCAAAAAAAGGTGTCTTAAACGCTGTATAAGCGTCATACACGCTAACTAATACTGTAGCGAGTATAAAGAGTCGTGTTACACGCTAGAACGCATTTAAGCACAGTATTACGCAAGGATACGGAAGACGTGCTACATACATAACAAGAACACGGGCTCGTCGCTACATTCAAATCAAAAACTTCCAAAATAACACTTTATAGTTACGGGTGTACACTGTGCGGATAAATACGCCTATATGACACACACATACAACGCAGGTAACTTTCAAGAATATGATCATGAATGCGAATGGATAGAATGTGCGTGGAAACACACGTATGCTACCCGTCATCTAGTAACTGCATTCACTTATCCATTTATGCTACTGTATCCTTTTTGGCAGGTTAACTAATAGTACACACCCAAAAACTAACCAGGGGTGGTCAAAAGGAACTGACTAAATTTTTTTTGCACACATTTTTTTAGAGGAGCATACTGCCATTCTTGAACACTACTGCATATACACAAAAGACTTTAATCGTGCCCAAGGCTTTATGGTTGCATTAAGCAACATGGGCGTACTGATAGAACCACACATAAACAGAACACGCTTTTGGTTGGATACTGAAGATCCCATGCACCGTACATTCTACCTAAAGTACTGTGATGTGCTACACTGCATAAGTGGGGAAACGGATCATGCACTGGGCCGCTAACGCTACCGCTTGTCGCTACGCTCTAGTGTAATCTACCGCTAACGCTTCGCGTAAAAAATTTTGGCGCTGACGCTTCGCGTTTTGGCAAAACGGCCACTTGATTTCCACATACCACATATGCTAAATATGTATATCGTTCGTACACTGTGTATGGAAGTAGGCACTAGCCGAAGGAACGCACCTAACTTTAAAAAGGAGGGTGACATGGATAGACACTCATTTATGCTCCGTAATTACAGTGAGCAACAACTACGCAAAAAGAAAGAAGATATACTGCTTAAGAACAGAGCAGAAGTCGGCATCAATGATAACGGCACTTCAGGATATGTAGTAAAGAATGGTGCTAACAAGGACAAGGTCCTAGCACACAAAAGCACTAAATCTACCAACAACTGGTAGTGCAATACGGTAAATACGTGTGCAGTTGAAATATACTGCACACAACTAGGAGACTGAAATGGCAAAAGACGTAGACAAAAAGGGCATGATCAAACCAGGTGCACACACTGGACAAAAGGTCACTGTCGATGAAGCAGAATTAATTAAAACATCAGCAAGAAATCTAAAAAGAGCACCTGACGGACGTATTAAAACAACCACACAGCAACTTAAAAAATTGAGGTAACAGTGTTGAAACTGGACAGCAGTTTATGTGGCAAACTACTGATTGCCCAACCCAACGCACAGAGCAGTTTCTTCAGTCAAAGTGTTGTGCTTATGGTCCAGCACACGGATCAACAGGGTGCTTGGGGATTGGTAATCAACAAACCCAGCATGGTAGCAGATGTACAACAGGTCTGCGAAGCATTTGATCTCAAAACCAATCTACGCACAGAAGCCTACGTTGGCGGACCTGTGCATAACAACAATGTGCATATCATACACACAGGTGATGTGATACAGGACAACAGCATTCAAATAAACAAAAACATCTGGGTAACTTCAAGCATAAGCCTGCTTGATGATATTGTGCAGGATCGCGGTCCCCACAGATGGAGACTGTGTCTTGGAACCAGCAGTTGGACACCGGGTCAACTTGAAGGTGAGCAAAGTGGAACACATCCTTGGACACCACAGCACAAATGGCTCACAATGCCGGTACCTCTTGATATATTGGAAAAACCGGTACAATCACTTTGGAAGGACAGTGTGCTTGAAAGTGTCAAACAAAGTGTGGACACATTCTTTTAGAGATTTAAACTGATTTAAAAATAAGGATATCCATGCTGGTGTTTGACCAGTTCTGGATTACGTTTGCATAGTTCGTTATATTCTGTTTCCATTATTCGAAAACTGCTTAATAACTGTTTTAAAAACTTTATCATACTATTAGTTATATCTTTGTGCCTGGGGGCTGTAGTATGTCTTTGAGTTTATTTTCACGAACACAAAACACAGTGTCAATGCCTTTGCCTTGATATTCTATCATCATGTGTTTTTTGATTTCAGGTGCTTGACGATACACATATTCTTGACATTGTTCCACAGTATCAAATTCAGGTTCAAGATATAAGAATGTATCTCTACTACCATCGGAAAAAGTGCCCATCATAAGCACTAGAACAAACCATTTCATGTACTACCCTCGTTACAGTAGTATTTAGCGAGTTCTAGTCTTCTGTGTTTAAATTCTTCAACATGTCACGTAGTTTACTACTTTGTGCTTTACCACTTATCTTACCTATTGTATCACCATCGCCTGGCTCACGTAGTGCAGTTTCTTCTCCTGCATCGTGATGTGATTCTGTTACTGTGCTGGTCTTTTTAAGATTGCTTACAATAGTACTTGATTGGCTTTGATATGATTGTTGTTCGTCTTCTGCAAGATCTCTAATACGCAAACTGTCCACATCAAACTCTAGATCTACTTTTTGTCCTACACCGCTACTTGAACGTGTTTTCATAAACTGTATTTGATAGCGTCCACGCTCTTTCATTGCTCTACTTGTAAAGATACCAATAACATTATCTGCTGTTTGAATCTTACTCAAGCCACCACTGATGTGCGAATGATCAAATTCAATTTCTTCTACTGCCGCTCTGTTCAACTGCGATGCTGTAACAAATACACAACCTAGTTCCATTGCTAGGTTACGCAGTTCTTCTGATACGTACTTGTCCTTAACAAACAAATCACTTGGCGATACTTTAACACTCAACGGCATCATCAAATCCAAATAGTCAATCAACAATACATCTGGCTTGCACTTGTTTTTAATTGACCATTCCTTAACGTAACTACGCAAGTCGTTTGCGTTCTTACCACTTGGCATATACTTGATCTGTATGCGTCCGCTTTTCTTGCCCATCATCTTGACTTTCATTTCTACATCATCAAGATTCTTAAACACATCACGTGTAGCAATACCTGTAAGCATACTGTCAATACGCATTGCTGTAAGTGCTTCTGAAAGTTCTAAACTGATATACAGTACATTCATGCCTTCAGTTGCAAAGTTTACTGCCATGTTCTGCAAAAACAAACTCTTACCTGCACCTGAACCACCTGCCCAAATGTTAAGTTCACCTCTGTTGAATCCACCAAACAGTTTCTTGTCAATGCTTGGCCAACCTGTGCTTACTTGTCCGTTGTTGTCTTTTAGTCCTTCTAGTCTTGCTCTTGGATCTGCAAAATAATCAGTGCCCATGTCTTTTGCAAGACCAATTTGAATTGCTTCTTTAACCATTCCTTCAATTGGACCATACTCACCTTTTTCAAGCAAGTCTGCACCTTTTAGAATTGCACGTTCTAGTGCTTTGTGTCTGCTAAACTTTTCAAATGTATCTAGTAACCAATCAGTGTGTTCTTGTCCTACACTGCTTGCATCTTTTAGATTTGTTTGACAAGCACTGTTAACAATTTCAAGTTCGGGCATGACCTTGTATTCGTCAACATACTTCTTAATAAACTCTGCACTCTCACGCAGTTTTTGATCAAAGTTTTCGCTTTCAAATATTCCTTGGCATCTTACAAATGCTTCAGCATCTGATAGGAACATCTCTAAAAATAATTTTTGTATGTCTTGATTAAAGTCTTGCATTCTTATATTATACTGCCTTTTTGTTTAATCAGCAAAGTATGTTTTTGCCAATAGTTGAATTTTAAGTCCTGTTGTTTTAGCATTTACGATCTTTTGTAGTGTGTAAATTTTTCCGTATCGTTTCACTGCATCTGCGACATCTTTTACGTCAGCGTCTGGCCATTCTGGGAAACTAACACTCCATCCATATTTAACCGCATCATTCACCAACTGTAGTCCACTTTGATCTCTGTCTGGAACAACTACTACTTCACGTTGTAGTGCGTTTATAAGCATTGCTTGTTGTTCATTTACTTCGTTACGTAGTACTGCTACACCACTTACACTAATAGCATCAAATGGACCTTCTACTACAATAACAAACTTTCTATCCCAGCCTTGTCCATCTAAATTAAAAACATATCCTGGTTGACTGTCTGTAATGTATTTAGGTGAGCCGTCGCCGAGTTTACGAGCAGTGTATCCGACTATGTCCCCTTGATAATAAAAAGGAACTATCAGCCTTGTTTTATATGAACCTTCTGGAGTCCACATAAAGTCATAGTCCTCAAGATCAAGGCCACGATCATAAACTACATATTCGACGGCTCTGATGAATTCCGGATCCAATCCACTTGGTTCGAGTGCCTTCCAATCATGCAACTCCTCAAAGGATCTAGCACCAACTGGCAGTTCTCTTTTTTCAAAAACAGGCAACTGTATATAGGATTCGTTACCATCTACGACGGTCTCCTCCTTAATTCGCAGTGCCTCTAAAGCAAGTTTAGTAATTTCTGAATCTGGCATCCCAAACCAACCTAGCAGTTTTCTCATCTTGTAGGATAAGTTTCTACCAGGAACAAATGATGCAGTATAACCACAGTTGAAACAATGATAACTCACTGTACCATCTGCGTTAAACATCATGCCACCACGCTTACGCTTGTCTGCTCCTTCGCCATTATGAACACAGCAAGGACCATCAAACGAAATCCACCCACTAGGAGTTTGCTTTCTTTTTGAAGGCAAGGCAGTCGTGATAGTTGATTGTATCGAATTCATACTAGTATTTTATGATCTAACTAGTACTTTGTCAAGAGTTCCGGTGTTCGAATTGTTAGGTAAATGCTTCAGTTTGAAGTAATTGTACACACCTGTTACATTTGTGTACCCAACACTGTCACTGCTAGTTAGACTAATAGTAGTTAAGTCTACCCAACTTGTGTCGGCAGTAACTTGGCTATCCAAAGTGCCTTGTATTGTAATATCACCAATATAACTGCTAGAGTAATATTGGAAAGTATGCACTGCACCATTGCGTTTATATTCAGGTTGTGCATCATATATACTACTTACATACTCTGTAATTTGGCCGCTTGGTCTATAAAAGTCACTTGTAAGTGGTCTAGTGAAATCGGTATTTGGCAATGTTGTTGAATCAGTAAATGCTGGATAAACTTGATCTACAACTTCACAAGTACCTTGTACGCCAAAATAGGTATTTGCATATGCAGGATATTTTCCAGTGCCGTTTATTGTTCTATACACGCTAAATTTGTAAAACTTGCTTACTAGACTTGCTGTATCGCTTTCTGTAAGTGTTATTGTTGCAGTTCCTCGTGTAGCAACTGTGCTACCGTCATCAGTTGTTGTACACGGTTTTTCTATGTGTACAGCACCTGTTTCCTTGTTTACAAGCACAAAAGTAAGTGTTTCTCCACTTATGTCAATTGGCTTTTGATCCTGATTTTTAACTGTGAATTTAATTGTGTTCGTAACACTTTTCACAATCTGTATGTCTTTTGTGTACATTGGCGTATATCCTTGTCTTACGGCCTCGTCCAAATCACTGAACAAGGTATAACCGGTTTCATAAATATATATGGGCAACTTGAGCATATTGAGTTCATCCTATAACACTATTTATTGAGAAACTATGACAACACTAGAAGAAGATTTGAAAGAAAAATTTCCGTTTTTAAGTTGCATTAAGCACGGATTAGTTGAATATGTAGGAATCATCATTAATCAAGATAATAATGTTACATCTATGTACGATTACAGCATTTGCAAATCAGATGACGAAAAGTACAAATTACTAGAGTGTGGCGATAGTTGGTGGTGGGAATCTAATCGTAAAATTCCAATTAATATCTTTATGAAAAAAGATATGTCAGATTTTAAACATCTAATTAAAACATTTAACACCAAGGATGTTGAAGTTGTTTTTGGTCCTTGCGTAAGATTAAACGACATTGCCGAAAAACGCATTAAAAGAAAAAGTATACAGTTAGTTCGTAAACTCAAGTAACTTTTTTATACTGTAGATATATTATAAAATCAATAAGTAGATAATTCAAAAATAATCCTGCAGGTGTAAATGCTACACCAAAAAACATTGGCAACAAGATCAAAAACATAACAATTTTTATTATGTAATCAAATGCAAGTTGAGGAGGTGAACTCCAAAATGGCCAACTGCCTAATTTAGATTTTTTTGGTGGTCTAGGATTATGCATTTCGTAGTTCATTACCAAGGCTTCTCATTTAGTTTTGCACATTCAAAACAAAGTTGTACACCCGGTACTGCTTTTTGTCTTGCTTCAGATATTTCTTCACCACATTCTACACATTCAGATTTACTAGGACGGGATTGATCTTCTTTAAATTTTTCTCGTGCCTTGCGTAGTGCGGCTTCATTCTCCATTAAAGAACTGACTTGTGCAATTTCTTGTTCATCAGATCCGTCAGCATTAAAAATAAACTGTTCTTCATTGCTCATAAAATTCCTCACAAATTAAATTCATATGTACCACAATCGCATGTGCATAAGCAACTGCGTGTGCCTTTTTAAAATAATAACTGCCGTCAGTTGGTTTCGTCCAAACTTGACTCATCACCGTGTCCCACGGTTGTCCAAGCAAACTCCTCTTCGCGGGTCTGATAATTGCGAGTACTGCCGCTAGTTGTTCGATACTCTTGGGTTTCATTTCTTTTAGAATGTCGCTGTGTTCTGCGACGTGAAATAAGTTGTTGCTGAAATCTGGCTCTGTAAGTAATTCCCACAATGGTTCCTTTTGTAAAAGTGTATTTAAGTGTTCTTCGCTTTTTACCTTTTCATATATGTGAACATTTAACATATCTATCTTAAAGTAACCACGATCGTCTGCTACCTTGTGATCTAATGTGCAACGTTCTGTAAAAGGATCTTGTGGAGCATCATGAAAGTATACACCTGTGTTGTGTTTTTTAATTTCACCTTTTTCTTTACGTGAGGCTTTAATGTGTTTGAATTTTTCTAACACACTATCACGATCAAAAAAGTCTAAATCAATATCAGGCATTCTCTTTCTTCATTTCTTCGTATGCTTCTTTGAGATGTTCTGGAACTTCCCAACGGAACACATCAATTAGTTGTAGTCCACTACTGTCGTACTTCTTATCTTTTGCGTTTTTCTTCATACCGAATCCTAATCCACCTTTGGTTTTTGTGTGTATCTTTGGGTCATACTGCGATACGTCAGAGTACTTCTTTTGCCTAGGCATTATCTTCCTTTGTGTAGTCCTGTTTGTCTTGCGAAATAACATAGCAGTCTGCTTGTATAGCATCAATCAAACTTTGTACTTCAGCATCTCTCGCAGTACTTTTTGGTTGGTTGTATTTTACTTCCATAAGTTTATCTGACATAGATTTAATTGAATCTATCTTTTTACAAAAATCACTAATCTTGTGTAGCATCTTCTTGCTCCGCTTCTAGTTCAACTGTATCTATATTATACACTGGCATACCGCTTCTGTCAAATGTTCTTTTGTCATCTGTAACATAAATGTGCGATTTAAATTTACCATTTAGGCCGTCTTGTATTATAGTCTTTTTGGTAATAGTGCCTTTGTATTCTGTTCCATCTTTTTGGATCAATCGTAAACGCAATGCTCCACCACCGTATATTCTATCAATAGGTTCACCGTTTCGATAGTTACTTACTATTGTGTATTTGCCGTTTTCAAAATCATTTGAATCAGTCAATATGTGCCTCCTTGATTATTTCTTTAGTTAGTTCAACATCTGCTGGCTTCGCTTTAAACTGTCGATTCCAGTACGGGATATCTAATACAGGCTCAACAATTAACAGTTGTTCGTCGTTGAAGTTACTCAGCATAGTCTTTCCTGTTTTAGAATTCAATAATAACCAAGGACTAATTAGTCCATTTCTAATATCGCTAACTGCACGATTTAAATTACAATATCTGAAGTAGTCATTGTATTGTGCTTCTTGCTTTTCTGCCCACTCTAACATTGTTTTTACGCTACGTTCTAGTGCGGCCTCTGTGGGCTCGACTTTGAGCATTTCAAACATATATGTGTCGTACAGTTCGTCACGACACCAGTGATCTAGTTTAACATTTGATTTGATCACAAAGTCAATAAACTTTTCTGGGTATAGCGGATTGATGTTTGAAACAAAACTACCAAACTTTACAAACGCATTGTAGTAACTGCTTTTACAAAACTCTGCATATGTTTTTTCTTTGCTACGTTGTACTAGTATATAAAACTTATTAAATGCTAAGAAGCCAACCTGTACACGCTTCTCATCTTTTTGCAAGTATCTGCGTTTAGCCTCACACATATGGGCCATAAGAGTTTTTTCTTTTTGGAAACTCTTTCCGCAGTGTATACAATTATGTGGTTGTTCAAGCGTTTGGATCATGGTTTTTAATATATTCGCTTTGTTCTTTCTTTGACATAATACTTGATAATAGTTCTGCATCTTCCATCTTCATTGTGGGATTTTTATCTAATAGCGTTTGTGTAAACTTGTTTTTAGCCTGCTTCTTTGGTGCCGCTACATACTGATGAAAGAAGTTTTCATATGCACCACACATTGCCATAAGTTTCCACAGCAATCCTTTGTGTCCTTTACTTAGACTCCAGTGATGTTTATTAACAAACTCGTTGGTCATTTCTAAATAATGTTCTTGAAAGAACACATCTGCTTTTACATTACTAACATAACGCATAGCAATAAACGGAGCAAATAGTTTCTTATCATCGTCACTTAGTTTGTTATACCATTCTTTGTCACGACGATCAACTGCACTTAACATTGCTTTTAAATCTAGAAACTTTTTCTTCTCTGCCATTAGTTTACCCTTTTCCAATATTGTGGTTGGATTTTATCTGCTTCAGGATCCTGTCCTATGTATTCTTCGCCTGTTTCCATATCAACTAGTTTCCATTTACTAGGACATTTTGTGTATACTTCTAATGCTACAGGTGTATCTAGTTCTTCCACTTTGGTTCCATTTTTTAACTTTCTAGTCATCTTTGTAACTCAACTCAAATACTAGTTTAACTTCTTTTAGTAAATTTTGCAAGGTTTTATTCCCATCTTTGGCCATCTCTATTACCAAATCAAAATCATAAGGATCAATATACCAATCAGGATGCACAGGCTTTTCTATACATACTCGTTCGCCTGTTTCTGTATCTCGTTCATACACAGTTTCTCCTCCATCGGGTGATTCGTATATTTTAGTCATTATCTTTCATCATACTTTTGTAACCACCAATAAACTTTGATCTAACAAGCATTTGACTCTTGTGCTGTAGCCTTTCAAGTTCCGGTGTTTGGTGTG